AGACAATGAAATCAATGCACTACGGCGTACACCACCGACAACTACAACCTCACCAATCTTACACATTATGTCATGGCATTCAATAGGGTATAGCCTACGTCCTGCCGCACCCTTAAACTTACCGATGACAAACTTAAATAACTCTTCTAGTGGTGCTGGGCCAGAGGCACGTCCACCAAATGTCTTCAGTCGTTCACCAGCAGGGCGTACAGCAGACACATCCCACTTAGGTATCTGACCTGCATACAACAATGAGATTAACTCACGTAATGAACCAGCCCAACCGGGTCTGCTATCACCTACCTTGATTACTGTATCTGTCTCATGCATTGCTTCATTGACGATAGGTAGCTTCTCAATGCTATGACGCTCAACGCTGAAGCCAACGCCAGTACCACACATTAGGATGTACATAGTCTCATCAAATGCACGTGGTGTGTCTACTGCCAAGTACGAACAGTTGAATGCACCTACGTGGCAACGGTCTAGTGCAGGGCCAGATGTCATCAAGGCTCTCATGCTAGGCATGATGTCTTGGTTAAGCACTGCTTCCTCTAGTTCGTTACGTAGCTTAGTTTCTAGCTTATAGCTATGGTTTTTCTTGAGGTGAGTAGTCATATAGTCAAAGTATCGTGTGACTGTCTCACCCCATGTCTCACGTCTCTGGTCTTCTTCTTTCCATCTTGCATAACGAGATAACGCTATGAAGTTTTGGTAGTCTGTTGGTAAATGGTTACTTAACATTTTATATCACTCCGTTATTGTTCTAATTGTCTTTATCTTAGCACCGTCTACATCATAGAAGTATTCTCGTATGCCATCCTCAATCTCTTCCCCAACCTGCCCATCAGCAGGTATGGGGTACTCTTCTTCATCTATATCCAGTGTTATAAAAACTTTAACTTTTACCATCATATAGACCTTCTACTTCTGTAATCAACTTATCCAGATACCACTTAGCTTTCTCTAAGTCTTGTGTACCATTTTTGTATCTGTAACGCCACACATACTTAATAATATTTGCTTGTAGTGAATACTCAAAGCCTTCACCTGTTGCTGCAGCAATAGCATCAATACACTCTACACCAGATGCATTGTAATGTGGTGGGCTGTTCACCATATCAACCTCAAATGCGTCTTCTTGCATTGCCATATGCTTCATATACTCTTCGTGTCTTAGCTGGTTCATCATGCACTCCCCTTTGTCTTTGTGTTAAAACTGAGATGTACTACGTTATCGTCATACGTTTTTGTAACACCGCATTCTTCCTCTAGTTCTACATCAATAGTAGTCTTGTTGTCAATCATAGTTAGTACATATTCGTGTGCTAAATCTCTAATACTTTCTTCTTGTTCCATAATAGGTACAATAGCACACATCATCTTAGTGAAGTGCATCACTTGGTCGTAATCATCATCATCCATAGGGTTATCGGCAAACGCCATAATAGATATATCAATCTCCCCATTCCATGAACCATCGTCTCCTGCAAAGGGGCGCACTCTTATCACAAAGTCTTCTTCTTCTAGGCTGTCTATAATCTTTTGCTTATCCATGTTATCTCCTTTTTACTTTCTTGCCAGTAAACTCTATGAAAGAACTATGTTTATTCTTTCCCTTTTCTTTTAACCAGTCCTCTGGAATGATGCGGTCATAGTATCTAAAGCCGTGTTTAATACACCAATCTGCGTAAGAACCTTTAGCACCCTTACTAGTCTTACTTTTACTATTAGTAAAGACAAATCTAATATCTAACTTAGGGTGTTGCTTCTTTATTGCAATATGCTTACGTCTGTCTGCTGCCATGAAGCGGCCCTTTGTCTCAATTATAATACCGTTATCTAATACAAAGTCAGGAGTATAGGTACGGTAGGCTAGGTCTTCCCACTCAATCTTAATGTTTTCGTATCCATAAATTATGTTACGTTCATCAAGATAAAGTGAAAGTTTATGTTCTAACCCGCTACGATACCCATACTTCTTAGCTTCCCTAGTCGCCTTATGGTACAACTACATCTCCTATGTAAGCTGTTGTCGGTGGCACTTTAGCCTTAGACATTACTGCGGGACGCTCCGTTAGATTATCCCAGCAGTCAAAGCGATAAGAACAGAACTTACAGCCATTATTAAGTACACTGTTTCCTGTTTCCTTTCCTCTAAATGTTTCTGGTACAGGTTCAAAACATCTTTCAAACTTATTGTTATTAACTATATCAGTTGTTGTTTGTATCTTAGCTATTTCAGTATCCAAGTCAAGACCACTAGCAGGTACATATTTAAATGCACCGTTAGCTTTATTAACTACCCACCAGCCACCAACTTTCTTGCCAGAGGCTTTAGCATAACCAGCAAGCTGACCTACATACCCAAAGCTATCTCCTTTAGCTAGTGTATCATACGATTCAAACTTGTTAGTATAGGACCAATTAGACGCTGATTTAATGTCATCAACAGCACCGTCAACAACGATGTCATATGTTCCATTAATGGATACGTCATTATCCAATTCCAAAGTAACGTGTTCCGGCTCTTCATATTTAACTCCTGCAGATTTCAATAAGCCTTTGAAGACAGCCTCAACGATGTCTCCAAGCATCATGTTCATTATGAATGTTGTTGGGAATGGTAATGCTACGTCTGGTTTATTCTTTTCGTACCAGAGTTGGCAAGTGGGGCGACCCACATTGGACATTCTTAACTTAAAGTCGCCCCGCTTTTTACCACTGCCAAACTGTCTCTTCATAGCATCAGCAACGTCATCAGCCACCTGTTGTATGGTGGCATCTGACATTTCGGTTTCACCTTTTACAGCGTCTTCCATGTACTGATGTAGTGCAAGTTCAGCAGGATGATGCATTATGCTACTGCCTCGTCATCAACTTCAATATCAATGAAGTCATCGACAACATCCATATCTTCGTCTGACATCTGCTCAGTAGCTTTCTCTGTCCACTGGTTCATTATGTAGTTGTTGTAATTATCAACCCATGACATGAAGTCAGCAAACAAAGTCTGGTCACTGTCTGTTAACTTAACAGTCTTAGTGACATCAAGAGATGCTACAGGTACGTAGTACTTTGCCCCTGTAGGAATGGTGCGTACATCCGTATTAGCAGTAATGATGTGCTGGATAGGAAGACGTTGCATCTTAGCCAGTTGCACAAAGCTATTACCAATCTCTTTAAACGCTTCACGATTATCAATCTCCCAAATGAATGATGATGTAACAGCATCTACTGATTCACCTTTATCATTAGTTGGATTAATCATCTCAACTTCACCGAATACAGCACGTACACGCTTAATAGACTTGAGTACGTCTTGTGTATCTTTAGGTAATGCTGCCCAATCCTTGATGTAACCTGCTGGCTTACCGCAGTTAAAACCACCAGCATTATCCTTCAAGTCAATGTCAAGTGTATCAGCCATGATACTCTTAACATACCTGCCGGGATTCTTTGCGTCACCTTGAATGAAACGCTTATGCATGAACCGTTGCATGAATGGACGCATCTTAATGCTTGTAGCAAAGATAGGTTCTTTATCTGGAATCTCCAGCTTATAGTTACCACCTTCTACTACTTCAATGTTCATGCGTTTACCATTCACATCTGCTTCACCCATAATAGGTGCATGACTAATCTTTAGGCGAGGTAATGTGCCGCTACTAGAAGATGTCTTCTCGTTAGCGATGCCCATTGCTTTAGCCATACTTGCATAGTCATCGGTATTAATTGTAGTCATTTGTGTCATATTGATACTCCTTCCAATTCAGTTAATGAGATATAGTTATATCACGCTACATCTTTTACGTCAAGCCAATTCGGGCCTATTTTTGCCTCTAATAGTAGTGGTACATTGAAGTCTACACCCCAACGTAACGCTATAAGTTCATTCAATACATCATTAGTATTCTCTATAACATTGATTACATCCGCTTCTTCATCTGGATGCACATCAATAACAATACTGTCGTGTACTGAATTTACTATACATGATTTCATACCCTTTAGCAACTTATCTATGTGCAATAATGATACAGGAACAATATCTGCTGTAGCAAATGATTGCACAGGGTAATTCTTAATTTGTGTAAAGTAAGATACTCTACCACTGGCATTACGAACTACATCAGGAAAAGAAAACTCCCTACCACTTGGTGTAGTTATCTTACGTGTTTCTATAGCTTCTTTAGCCAGTCGGGAATGCCAAGCGGCAACCCCTTTGTACTTCTCCGTAAAGTGTTCATAGTACGCTGCTTCCGCTTTTGTTCTGCCGTATCCTGTTGCGCCGTAGAGTGGAGCAAACGTATGCGCCTTCGCATCCTGTCTACTCGTAGGCTGACCAGCATCACTAATAACTTTAGCGGTATATGAGTGTACATCAAATCCATTACATACTTCTTCAATAGCAACTCCATCCTGTGATAAATATGCGGCGGCGCGAAACTCAAGCTGTGCCATATCAGCTTCCATTATCTTACCACCATCGAATCGTGACACAAATACTTTCTTAACAGGAAACGTGCCGCCACGAGGCATGTTCTGCATATTAGGATTAGCACCTGACAGACGACCTGTCGATGTGCGGTGTTGTAATAAACTGACATGCAGTACATCATCTGTCTTAGTATAGTTAGCTATACCATCAACGAATGATGAGAGATAAGTATCCACTGCACTTAGTCTGCGTACCTTAGATAAGAAGTCTACTGCACTATCCATACCCTTAGACCTAGCACCAGCCTCTAGTAGCTGTAAGTTTCCCTTGCTTGTACTGAAACCATTAGCACTAGCCCACTTAGCTGTAGGTGGCTTGAACTTAAAGCCAGCATAAGTAGATGTAGGATTGAATAGATACCCAGCACCACCGCATGTAGGACACTTACTAGACTTAGCAAATGGCTCACCATTTACCTTTGTCTTACGTATGTGACCGCTACCTCTACACTCGCCACATTGTATAGCTTCTGTTTTGTAAAGCCTTTCTGTATTACCTGCAATGAGGCTACGGAAGTCTGCATCATCCATGTATGGGTCAATCTGACTAGCCCAATACTGCTTGTCTATAACCTTACGACCATAGATAACCCAAGACAATTGCTCTGGACTATTGAGGTTGATAGGTGTGTCACCCATTATATCCCGCACATGAACTTGAAGTTTATCAATTAACTGACGCTTCTCTTCTTCAAACTCCTGACGTACATTATCTAATGCCTTTCTATCTACCTTGATACCACGCTGGTATATACGTGCTAGGCATACAGCTACTTCATTAGTCAGTGTAACTGTAGGCATCAGTGATGCATCGTCTTCTTTATTAAGTCTGTATATAAGTTTATCACACAACTGCTGTGTGGCATGTAAGTCAGCACTAAGGTACATACATAATTCATCGTGTGGTATTGTACGTGTACTATATCCTTTCTTATAGTACTCCTTGAGTGTGTCCTGCTTCTTAGTATCTAACTCGTACCGTTCAGCACAAGCCTCAAGAGATAATGGTTCCTTAATACCACGTTGCAACACATACTCACCAAGCATTGTATCAAAGACAGGCCCATCATATATGAAGCCTGATTCCCACACCCACATAAGGTCATATGCTGCATTGTGTGCAATGAGTATAGTAGCTTTGTCTAATGCATCCTGTACTATTTTGTACCCATCGGGTGTAGCTTCCACATCATTATGGTCAAAGGTAACAATAGTTTCTTCACCTGTATCTGTAAGCAGACCAATCATAGTAAGTGAATTGTCTGGCTCAAAAGGGTCAAGGTGTAACTTACCGTTACGCTCTGTTGTTGTATTCTCTACATCAAGTGTTAGCTTCATACTGTGTACCTCGCTGTTTGATATTCAAGATTACAATGTACACTACCGTGCCACCCTGTCAATTTATTCTTAACGATATTTAGGTGACGCTGTACATTTTCTTCATCCTGCCCTTGTACCGGTGGATTCTTAGCAATAAGAACCATAAGGTCAGCTTCAGCCGCCTTACCAGTACGACTACCTTCCATCATACTTTGATTAAGTATAATCTTACCTTCTGCATCTGCGGATAGCTGAGACATATAGAAGACAGCACACTCATGCTCTTTAGCAATTTGTCTAGCATGAATAGCGTTAGCCTTTAGTGCCTCATCTGGACGAGCAAACCCGCCTGACTTAGCAAACTTATCTCCCATGTCTAACAATACAATGTCAGGCTTGTATGCCTTACATACAGACTCTACCCAATTCATATCCCGACCTGTTGCATCCTTAATCTTAATACGTTCTTTAACAGGTGCATACAACTCACGTGCCTTTGTAGGATTCTTCTTAACCTCTTGCATAGTCATACCAGTAGCCGCTGTAAGGTATCTGGCACCTACACGGTGGTATCCTTCCTCATTACAAAGGATGATGCAGTTAGCACCTTGATGTGCAAACCCGCCGGGTGCCGCAATCAATGACGCATGAAAGGATGTCTTACCTGTATTAGGTCTGGCACCTACTTCAATTAAGTGACCTGCATTAACACCTTCAACCTTACGTGTGAGGCTGGCTATGTTAAACGTCCAACGCGCCTCAAGGTCATTACGAGCAAGCAATGTCTCAATGTCTATGTCATCCCACTCAATATTTAAGTTAGGTGTAAAGTCATCACCATACTGCTCAAGTATATTGCGTATGTCATTAAGTGAGTTAGCTGTACCATTAACCATATCAAAGCCAAGGTTAGCAACGTCTTCACCAATTACCTGCTGAAATAGCTTAGACAACACTTCTTGTGCAATGTCTGCACCCATAGGCTGTTCCTTCTTAACTAAACGAAACAGAGATGCGTAGGCTTCCTTCTGTGCTGTAGTAAGTGTTGGGTTGTTAGACATGAACAATGCTTCAATCTCATCGGGTGTAACTGTACGCCCATATAACTGCATTGCTTTGTCTAATACCTGCTTAATCTTTCTTACTTCTGGATTAAACAAGCGGTCAGGACACTTAGCACCACGATGTTCATCGTAAAACTCCTTGTCCATCAAACTTCTAATTAGTGATAATTCCATATAAATTCTCCATATCTTCAGGGTTACGATATTTAAAGTCATCTTTTAATCTTAGGACACGAACATCGTTCACGTATCCTTTTAATTGTTTTGCCATCTGTATTGTCTTCGGTAACGCATCGGGGTCTAATGCAATTACTGCCGTTGAGAACTGCGAGAGATAACCTTTATGCGAATCAGATAACGATGTACCTAATAGCGCAACCCCGACAAAGGAACCGAAACCAACAACGGCTGCACTCACACAGTCCTCAACAACAACAGCGACACTACCATGTCCTAATACATATGGCAAGCTATTATTTCCATACCGCTTCCATTTAGGTATTCTCTTACCCAATGAACGACCCGTAGCATCTACAATCTTTCCGTCATGTACAACAGGAAACACAACCCTGTGTTCCTTAACATCATACATCAGTGACAGGTTGTCAGCATCAATACCCCACTCAGTACACCATTCAATAACTTCTGGCTTGTCTCTGTGTGGTACGATGTAGGTAGGTAGCACAAAGTCATCTAAGGCTCTCTGTGAGGCTCCTGCAAGGCTCTTACGAATGTCATCTGATGTAAGTCTCACCCTAGTGCCACCACCTACAGTACAAGATACTTTGTAACAGTTCCACATAAGATTACCCATATTGTTAGTAATACTAAATGTATTCTTGCCATTACAAACTGGACAGTTAGTTCTTTTAGTATGCCCATTAGGAATGTCATAGTCATTTGGGTTTATCATATATATGTTCCTTTATGTATATTATATATATATTATAATAGTTATATATATATAGTTCGTTGCGGCGTTTGAATGCTTATATCATGCTTTTCTACGTGTCGTCAATGCATATTCTGCACTTTTTAATGTATTTTTCATATATGGCTTCACAGAGCTTGGGTCTTGATGTCCTGTGACCGACATAATTTGCCCTATACCGACACCCGCCTCCACCATTTCTGTAACGCCTGTGCGTCTAAGGTCAGACAATCGTAATTCTTTAGATAGACCCGCTTCATCCATTAATTTGCGTCCATATTTAGGTAACTTAGTAAGAGAATAAGGTAAATATACCCCATTAATAGGATAAGGTCTTGGGGCAACGTAGTCTTGAAAACCAAAGTCTTTTTCCTGCTGTTTAAGCATAACAAACAAATCATCTTCAATAGGTAGATGAACATCTGTATTTCTTTTAGACTGCTCTATCTCTACTGACTGCGTATCAAAGTTAATATTCTCCCATGTAAGCATACGCATATCACCTAAACGCTGACACCATTCATATGCCATGTGTGCTATCAAACCTATGTTACGGGTGCTAAAATCGCCGTAGGCAGTGTCTAACAGCTTTTGTACATCACCCCTACTCCAAACCACCTTACGCTTCTCTACGGCTCTTCTACGTATGTTTTCAAAAGGATTTATTTGACATAACTCCTCTCTCAACCCGTGATTGAATAACAATCTTGAGGCAGACATAATATGATTAGCCATATGAATACCCTTATCACACCATAGGTTGTATGCTTTTTTTGCGGTAATGGTAGGGAACTTTTTGTAGTCGAGTGTGGACAGCTTAACACCGTCCACCTCTGTGTTTAACATTACGTTTATAAAATACTTATACTGTTTCTTAGTTTGTTGACGTAAGTTATTGTAATCATACGATTTATAGTAATCGTCTGTTAGGTTTGTTAGGTGTGACATTATGCCGCTTCCACCTGTTCTAGCTTTTTAAACACAGGATTTTCAATCCAATTAGCTACCTCAACTTCACGCATGAATAGTGATTTAGCTTGTGTGTCATTGCCTGTGTTACGCTGTTTGAAATTATTACGCTCATCCGCATAGGTTGCATAATTAGTAAATGCAGAGTATAGCGACCATAAGTTACGACCACGCTGGCTCACTTCTTGATTGTAGAGTGTGTACATCTTATCAGATTTTTTGTCTGATTGCATGATAGTATCCAACAGAGCTTTTACATCAACAGTAACTAGGCTTGTGTTAGCCCAACGCTGCATTTGTTCCGTCTGAGCCTTAAAGTCAGTAGTAGACTTCTCAAGTTCAGCAATAAACATATCAAGACTAAAATTAGAAGTGTTTTTGCGTACTATTTTGTCGTGACGACCACGAATCTGTCCGTTTAGACAGAAGAAGTCGATAGCACCAAATATAGTGACGTTAGAACACGTACCATTGACCCCATGTAGAGCAATGATACGCTGTGCAACTGTACTCTCATGTTTATCGGTAATAATTTTAGCATTTACGTTAGGTAGGGTCATATCCATCATAGCCCAGCCATTCTGGTGTGCGTCTCTCCATTTAATATTGGCTCCTTGCATATCTTGTGCTGTAAGATTGTCTGTTGCCGCATTAATTACATCACGAAAGAAGTCTCCGTGTGTAGCGCAGGTAAAATCCTTACCAACAATAGCAATAGGTTCCCCCGTGTTGTTGTCAATGACATATTTCTTGTCTGCTAATCTTGTAGGCTCAAAAGTTACATCAAAGTCTAAGTTCTCTGGAATAAAGTCTAACATAATAAATCTCCTTTATGTAAGTGTTAACTGATAGCTTGTTATATCAGTAATATGTTTCATGGTCAAGTTAATAATAAAAAACGTGTTAAATAACACAATTTTTATGGTGAAAAAGTATTGTACAGAACACATAAAGTTAAGTATATACCTATGTAGTCTAGTAGTGTCATGCAGTCATCCATTTAGGCATACTACGTCCCTTGTTATACCTTGCGAACTTAGTCTTATCAACCTTATAGAATGCACGGTACGCCATGATAGGCCACTTCTCATCTGTCTTTAGGTGGTCAAGCCCACTGAAACACTGAGGGTGTGGGGTTAGTTGTCCATCAGGTATGAAGTGTCTAGCCGCCAGCAAATGCTGTGGCCTTGCGTCTGGATTAGTTGTACTAGGATTACCTGCACCGTGCCACTTGCCATACCTATGATGATACTCACCTAGCATGGATGTGTACAGGTTAAAGGCATAGACAAAGTTTGCCCGTGTCTCCATAGCCCACAAGGTACATGGATGCTTCTGATGTACTGGTTTGTATAACTGATGATGCTCCGCATACTCAGGTGCATGATGCCATATGCTAGTGCATAGCATCTGCGCTTCTTCCAACGGCATCTTGACAACATGCTGGTCACATAGTGACCGTGATATAGCATCCGGGTGATGGTCAATTAGAAATCTATTCATACTAAAATCCTTTCTATTATCCCGCCTATGGCTACGTAAATCATGTATCCAAACGCAGACCATATTACTATGAAGCCAACAATGCTTGGGTCACAGTAGCCGTAGTCATCCTTTAAGCCTAGCTTCCTCATCATCTTATCCATCTTGCTTATCCTTTCCTGACAGATACTTAGGTGTCTCAGCATCCTTGTCGTTCAGCTTCTCAATAGCATTACCGCAGACATAGCAGTACATACGAGACGCTAACTGTCTCAGCTTATCTGATATGTATTGTGTGTTCAAGCAGTGTTTGCATATGTGTTTAATCATCTTACTACTCCCATCTATAGAATATATGTTCACCTATTTGTACTACCTTTGTTTTTGTCTCAGCCCAATCAGGCCGCACATAGCTGGCGTGGTAGTGTGTTGCACCTTCAACAAAGTCATCCAAGTGTCCGTTCATTACACCATGTGCAACTAGCATAGACCTGTTGTGTGCCTCTGCATCAGGTGTCTTGTCACTCTTGCCATCACAGTACCAACTAAACTGGCACCGATTAAGCACAGGATAATCCGTATCCCATGAGTATGTCAAGCCTTGTTTAACTACACCACACACATCATCAGGGTAACGCTCATCCTTAACCCTGTTCATCACTACCTGTGCCACTGCAACCTGCCCAATGAAGGGCTGGTCACGTGCCTCGTGATACACGTTAAGTGCTAGGCATACTAATGCTTCAGCTATCATCGTCATCATCCTCATCTAATACCCAGTTAGCATAGAACATACTATACCCACCTTCATCCTGCTTGGGTACAAACTTAAAGATGCGGTGTAGGTCACACTCTAGCTTCTCTAGGTTACGTATGTCAGACAGCCACAGGTCATGGCAATCTGCCACTGTTGATAGTGCTGTCCTTAGATTGTTATGTGCCTCAAGTAATTCAAGGCGTTGTTGGTGTGTAATTTCATATGTCATTCTACATTCTCCTTATACCATGTCTTGAATTTTTGATAGGCTAATAGCTTGTATGCATACAGGTCTATCTGTTCCCACTCGTTAATAGGGTCAATGGAACCATATGTAAATGTTGCTTCCATGTCAGCCTCAATCATCACCATCAGGGCGTTAGCATCTGTCGGTGTTAGTTCTAGCCATACTGTTTTATCTTTACTCATCATCCATCTCCTGATTAAATTCATTCCATGCCTCAGTGAATACCTCATTAAAGGT